ATATAAGTATAGGGCGAATGTTAATGAGCCCCCAGAAAGCAGGCTTAACGCCTGCTTTACCTTGGTTAAAATATATAGTGGGGATACTTCTGTCTATACCCCTGTAGACCACTACAGTACTGGAGAAGACTTGGAAAGAAACCTGACCCCCGAAGAAGCCAGGAAAGAGCTAATCAGCCTGGTACGCCAGGGGCGTACTATCGTTGATGCCCTAAAGGTTATTGGTCGTTCTCGGTCTTGGTATGATACCCAACGGCGCGAAGCTGAAGGCTTCGCTGCTTATATAGATAATGCTCGGTCAAGAACATCAGACCTCGCTGACGAAGCTCGGTCTGGTATATCTGACTTTGCCGAGTTCTCTGAGAAGTACCTGGGAGCTAAAGTTTGGGACCACATGCTTAACGTGGTCGATATGTTAGAAGGTAAGGAACCTCGCTGGATACATCCATCGATGACTTACGAAAAAGGGTCGGCGGGTTTGTCCCGCCTCTTGGTAAATATACCTCCAAACCATGCCAAGACTATGACCATAACCATTAACTACGTTACCTACCGCGTAGTTAAAAACCCTAACATCAATGTGATTGTTATTTCTAAAACCCAAGAGCAGGCTAAGAAGTTTCTTTATGCTATCAAGCAACGCCTGACTCATCCTCGGTATGCTGACCTACAAGCAGGCTTTGGTCCTACCGATGGGTATAAAGCTACTGCTGACATGTGGTCGGCTAATAAGATTTATCTGGGCGCGGATATCCGTGAGTCAGATGCTAAAGACCCTACCATCGAAGCTATTGGTATGGGCGGTCAGGTATACGGCGCTCGCGCCGACTTAATCGTACTTGACGACGTAGTCACTCTCTCTAATGCTGGAGAGTGGGCTAAGCAACAAGAATGGATTCGCCAAGAAGTTGCCAGCCGTCTTCCACCAGGTGGAGGGCAGCTTCTTGTCGTTGGAACTCGCGTATCTGCAGTCGACTTATATAAAGAACTTCGTAGCCAGCAACATTACACGGACGGAATCGTACCGTGGTCATACTTGTCCATGCCTGCCGTATTAGATTACGCAGACGACCCAAAGGATTGGAAAACTCTTTGGGGTAAGTCAGAGCAACCACTCGCTGAGGATGATACCCCAGATGAGAATGGATTCTTTGACCGATGGACTGGACCGCGTCTAACCGCGGTCCGTAATGAGGCTGGTCCTTCCAAGTGGTCCTTGGTATACCAAAACCTCGATATCGCAGAAAATGCAATCTTCGACCCGATGTGCGTCAGAGGCGCAGTAAACGGAATGAGAAAATCGGGTGCGCTGATTGCAGGCGCTGCTGGTCATCCAGATTCACCGCAGAACTTTTACCGAGTAATCGGTATTGACCCTGCTATGTCTGGTGACACCGCAGCAGTTGCTTACGCAGTCGACCGCAGAACACACAAGCGCTTTGTCATGGACGTTCACGTCATGAGCAGCCCCACACCTGCAGCGATTCGCAATCTGATTCGAGATTGGACGGATGCTTACCATCCTCATACTGTTATCGTTGAGTCCAACGCATTTCAGCTTTTCCTAACCCAAGATGAGGAAATTAGAAACTTCCTCTCTACTCGCGGTATTAACTACCGCCCCCACTACACAGGTAATAACAAGCAAGACCCAGAGTTTGGTGTAGCTTCTCTGGCTCCGTTGTTCGGCACTATCATGAAACGTGATGGCAATAACAACAACTTGAAGCATGCTGGCGATAACATAATTGAGTTACCAGACTCTTCACGTAATGAACATATCAAGAAGTTAATAGAACAGTTAGTCGTATGGCAACCAGGAGTTCAAGGCAGAAGACTAAAGATGGATGCTGTAATGGCTCTATGGTTCTGCGAGATTGTTGCCCGTGATGTTTTGTTAACCTCAAGTAATGTGCCAAATTTCTTAAAGAATGAATTTACTCCTCAGAAGCAAATCGAAGATAGGTACATTGTTAACCTAGATGATTTAGCTGCTGCACAGCGAATAGTGAGAATGTAATAATGAAAGAACTTGTACACGCATATGAGCAATTAAAGGCTCGTAATTCCGAGCGCGATAAACGCATGCGCGAGGTTGCACTAGTCCGTTCTGGAAATGCAGACCAAGTATTTCGTGGTTTGTTACCAGAAGGAACATGGTCTAAGCCTATTATTGCCAACCTTATCGATGTGGTTGCTCGCGATGTTTCTGAGCAGGCAGGCGTATTACCTACCATAACAGCTGCTGGAGATTCATCCCTTGATGATTCACAGCGTTCTAAGGCTGATAAGAGAACTAAGATTGCAAATTATTATGTTGCCTCTTCTCGTCTTGGAACAGAGCTACTGCGTGGCGCAGACCAATTAGGAACCTATGGTTTCTGTGTATTTAGAGTAGAACCTAATTTCAAGGAAAATAGACCACACATCCATGTAGAAAACTCCATGGGTGCATATTACGACATGGACAGGTTCGGAGAAGTATCTGTCTATTGTCGTTCGTATTATCGTAAAGCTGGAGATTTAGCAGCGCTATACCCAGAATACGCAGACAAAATTCTAAAACCAAATTCATTTGGTCAGACTGCAAGCGGAAACGAATTACTTGAGGTAGTTCGATGGACCGACAAGAAACGTGCGGTCATGTTCATACCAGAACGTGGGGGCATAGTACTTGCCGAAATACCAAACAAAATCGGTAGAGTCCCAGTTGCGATTGCTCAGCGTCCTTCGCTTGATGGCGAAACCAGAGGTTCGTTCGATGACGTTCTACCAGTATATGCAGCGAAAGCGCGTCTTGCTTTGCTTACTATGGAAGCTGTTCAGAAATCTGTTGAAGCTCCTCTTGCTCTTCCCAATGATGTTACTCAGCTTTCCATTGGTCCTGATTCGGTCATTCGTTCGAACAGTCCTGAGAAAATACGTCGTATAAATTTAGACGTACCACAGTTTGCTTTTGCTGAGAACAACGTCCTAGCAGATGAAATGAAGTTGGGAACAAGATTCCCACAAGCACGTGCAGGACAAGCAGAAGGTTCTGTCGTTACTGGTCAGGGTGTCAAGGCACTTATGGCTGGGTTCGATTCACAAATTAAAGTTATTCAATCAATACTTGGCGAAGCAATAGGTGGAGCAATCTCCATTGCGTTCGCTACAGACGAAGCATACTTCCCAACATTGACTCGCGAAGTATCTGCAACAGCTAATGGAGTTCCATATAAATTAAAATATAAGCCATCAATCGACATCAACGGAAACTACGGTGTAACAGTTGAATACGGATTGATGGCAGGTCTTGACCCTAACCGAGCATTGGTATGGGGTCTGCAAGCAAGAGGCGATAAGTTAATATCTCGCGGAATGTTACGTCGTAACTTACCAATCTCCCTTAATGCAGGAGAAGAAGAGCGAGCAATTGATATAGAAGAAATGCGTGATTCACTCAAAGCATCCATCTCGCAGCTTGCAGCAGCGATTCCTCAAATGGTTTCGCAAGGACAAGACCCAATGCAAATTGTTGAGAAGATGGCAGTAGTCATCGATGAACGTAAAAGAGGGACCTCGCTTGAAGATGCGGTAGCTAAAGCGTTTAAGAAAGAACCAGAACCAGAACAACCGCAATCGCCAGAAATGGCACAACCAGAACAACCTATGGGTATGGGTGGCGGTATGCCACAGATGCCACAAGGTAGACCAGCAATGCAAGAGTTGCTAGCAGGTCTTACTGGTGGAGGAAATCCAAATCTAGCAGCGAGAGTCACTCGCCAAATACCAGCATAACAAGGAGAAACAATGTTTGGAAAACAAGGAAAGCATGCCCCAGCCCCAACTTCTACAGCACGTATCGGTCAGAAGCCTGGTGGTAAGGGAATTGGACTAGGAAACGTACAGAAAGCCCCAGAAGTAAAGGGCATCAAGGGCAACAACAACAAGATTAAGTAAGGATAACCATGGCGAAAAAGACAAGTAAGAAACCTTACAGGTTCCGCCAAGCCAGAAAAGACGCTAAATCTGCATCAAAGAATACTTTCAAGGGAAACAAAGCTTCAGGAACAAAAGCTAAAGTAAAAGATATTACTACAAAGCAAACACTTGAAGATAGAGAAGCCCTTAAGGAATTAAGCGATGCAAAGAAGCGTCAGGCATCTGGCAAGCCTGATTATATCGTTGACGATAAAGGTCAGAAGGTTTATGTAAAGGCAACCGAAACTTCGGAAGAGCGTATTGCTCGTGACCGTCGTGAGGCTAAGGCAGCAGTTGACCGCCAATATGCGGATGAAGATGCCAAAGAAGCCAAGGAAAAACCAAAGAAGAAGACTGTCAAGAAAGCTGCTACTAAGGTAGATTCGCCAGCAAAGAAGCCTGCCGTCAAAAAAGCAGGTACTTCCGCTGGGACGATAAGCAAGCCAACGCTTCCACCTAAAGATGTTATTGAAGCAGATTTTAAGAAAGCTACAGCCAAAACAAAGAAGCCAACTCGTGCAGAGAAGTCTGCTATGAATAAAGCTAGATGGGCTTCTATGACAAAGGAAGAGCGTAAAAACTGGAGCAAAGCCAATGGCGGAGCACCAGATACTAAACCTGCTGCTACTAAAGCAGATACTCCTGCGTCAAAGCGTCCAACTCTTGCAGACCTAGAAAAGAATGAAGCCAAAGGTTTAGATGATGCAAAGAAGCGCGTCGCTGCAAAAAATCAAGCTCTAGCTAATTCTGCCAAAGGTAAGACTCAAACACCTACAGCAACAGAAGCTAAGAAGAAAGCAGCAGCTAATCCAGAAGGACGTAAGAAGATTACCGTAGATGGAAAAACTTCTACTGCTGATAAACCAACTGCTGGAAAACAAGCTATAGATAAAATGAAGGCAGAGGCTAACGCTAAAGCTACAAAGAAGGACAAGCCAAAGTTTAGAAAAACCAAAGTCGTTGCTAAAGGCGCACTTCTTGCTGGGCTTGTTGGCGAAGTAGGTAGCCTTCTTAAAGGTTCTACCAAAAAAGACTTTGATGAGATTATGCGTCTTGAAGCAAAGCTTGCTGAAGTTACTGGAAAAGAAGGAAAAGGCGCTTTTACAAGAGGTCGCCAAGGAGCTCAGCAACAATTATCAAGCATTCTTAAAAACTCAGCCATGGGTCTTAGTGTTGGTAAAACCCGACGTGACCGTATGGACGAGCTTAATCGTATGATTGCTAAAGCTTCTGGAAAAAACAAAGAACTTAGATATGGCAAAGATGGTTCATCTCTTGTACCTGGAACTGCAGCATATAAGGCTGGTTCTAAAACAATGCCAGCTTATGGAACTACTCCAACTGGTGGTGGTTCTACATCAAAAACTGACAGTAGATACACCGTAAAGAGAGGCGATAATTTATACAATATCGCTAAGACCGCAGGGTTAACTCTGGCAGAGATACGAGCAGCAAATCCTGAAATCATGAAGAAGAAAAAGTACAAGCAAGGCGCAATGATTTGGGCAGGAACAAAGGTTAATATTCCAAAGAAGAAGTAGGTAAATAAATGTCAATGATGCAGCCATCTGGTCCAGGTAAGTTTGCTAAACGTACTGACCGACAAGGCATAAAAAGACTTCCTGATGCTGCCTACGGCGAGCAAAAAGAATTTCAAGAACAACAGCAGGGTGCGCCCATGGCTAGGTCTAATCAACCACAGCCAACTGCCAACCCGATGGCTGGCATCGTTCCATTAAATGCACCAACCCAAAGACCAGATGAGCCTGTTACTACAGGCGTAGATATCGGTCCTGGTGCTGGCAGAGAGATACTTGGAATGAAAAGTCCAATTGATAATCAGTTACAAGATTTATCAAAGTTATCTAAATACATGCCACTATTTATGCAATATGCGGATTCCCCACAATCAACTGGGACTATGAAAGCTTTTGTTAAGTATTTACGGAGTCAATCAGAGTGAAGATAGTTAAACGGTTCGAAGAGAACCTTGAGTATCTTGGATTTGAAATGGCTCCAATTGCTTGGGATTTAGCCAAGTTCCCCTTCGAATCCGATGACGACCGAATCAAAGTATTAGAGGAACTAACGGCTAAGGAGGATACACCTAGTGTCAATAACAGAATGGTGGACTGACCCTTCTATAGCCAAAGACCCTACCAAAGAACCAAAGTTATCCAAGGTTGATAAGTTCAAGAAAGATAACACTAAAGTTGGTGGCGTAGAACAAGCCATTATTCCTAAAGTTGCAGAAAAACTTGAGTCTGCACAAAAAGGAAAATTTGGATTTATTGTTAATCCAGCTTTGTCATTGCTTACTCAAATTGGTGAAAAGGTTATTCAACCAGTAACTCAAACTGTTTCTGCTGGATTACTTACGCCTCAAGCTATGGCTAAAGGTAAGGGTGGCTTAACTGAAAGTTATCGTTTCTCAAGAAACCAAGCTAAAAAGATTTCTATGGGGCAGGCATTAGCAAGCGCCGTAGGTAAAGTCGCATCCCCTGTGCTTGACCCTATAACCGATATCTCATTTCTTGATAAAGACTTTGATGTATTTGATGAGCGCAAACGCGATAAAGCATTCCGTGATGAATGGGCTGGAATCCTAGCTTCTGGTGTTACAGACTTAGCGTTAGCTGCATTAGGAACCAAGGGTGCTGGTATGGCAGTGCGAGGCACTGCAAAGAAAGCAATTGGTCCGAAGCGTCTTGCTACCACAGACGATATGGATGTATTCAGGACAGAGCTTGAAGAGATTGTCGCACAAAAAACATTACCTACGGCAGTAGAAGTCAAGACTGGCTTGTCTGTACTCGTAGATGACCTAGTAGCCGAAACAAATTTAACTAAACTTGCATCAAACCCACTGGTTTATGAAACATCTAACCCTTATAGAACCGCAACTATTGTATCTAGGTTGGATAATCACCAAGATGTAGCGGATTATCTGCTAGCTGAACGTGGAGATGTTGCTGCATTCCAAAGATTCTTCGACCGTAGTCCGTTAGCAGCAGACCATATTGATAATTATGGAATTACTGCCACAGGTCCAATCGATAACTTTGCTACAATAGGATTAGATGCACTAGACCCAAAGCTTGTAAGTAGATATCAGAAAATTATTGATGCTAAAAAGGCTGAAGACCCTAACCTTGCTCGCGCTTTAGATGATTTCATGGAGAAAGCACGTGCTGGCGTTATTGAAAGCTATCGACCAGGACGTTTTGCAGCGCTAGAGCAGATTGGTTTAGCTAAGAAGAAGATACAATCACAAGCTGCATACGGCGACCTAAAGATGTTTGGTCAAGATGCCGATGGTGGTTGGAAAACACAGGTTTATCAATCAGGTATTTACGATAGAGCAATACGTGTTATTGCATGGACTGGCTCAGGTCGTCCACAAGGGTATATTAATATTTCTAACCCACGTAAGTTTGAAGCAGCCAACGATTTACTGTCTGACCTTAACCGTCTTCAGTTCCTTAAAGGAGCAGAAGGTGCTAAATACAAGCGTCGCATGGTTGAGCAGTTTCTTGATGCACAAAGCGATACCCAACGTGCTATAGCACTTGGTCGTATCGAAGAAAGCGTTATGGGTCGTCTTGCTAAGTACTACGGTATTAATGAAATGCAGGATATTGCAAGCACTAAAGAGGCTATAGACCAGATTAGACAATGGCATGCTGGTATAAATAAGAACCGAGGCGGTCTAAAGGAATACGCAGTTAGAAATGGTTTCATCCCAGATGAAGGCGGTGGAATAAACGTCACAAATTTCCTATCGCCATCTAATGAAGCGCAGAATCTTCCGATGCTTGACTTCCGTAAGCTTGAAACTGAGGTCATCTTCAACGCTCGTCGCGTTGGTGGCAAAGGTACAAAGGTAACTGAAGGTCAGTATATTGGAGCAAGATTAACCCAAGGCGGTATGGCTTTAGGTTCTTTCTTCGATTTAGCTAACATGGTATTTAGTAATTTGAACCTACTTCGCCTTGCATATATACCAAAGAACTCAATGGTTGACCCATTTGCACGTGCAAGCATGGCTCTAGAATCAATGGAGCTTGTTAAGAACGCATCTCCTGGTATCGATAATGTTGTTTACAATACTAGTGTCCGTGCCGAATCAGTTAAAAAGTGGATTCC